AGCGATGATGGTAATGGTGTTTACCAACATACCAAAAATCGCTACGCATATGTATATACATTGGAGTATAATATTCTGGTTGAACAACAATTACTCTTGTTGGCGGATATGCCGGTCTGCTAACAACATGACCTCCGGTTGTTGCACAGCCAGATAGCAATAGTAATGGCAATAATAATAGTGATAATAATTTCATAGTTTTATGCCGCAGATTTCATCACATTATAGTTCCAATCCATTCGTTTCTTTACACCAACGTTTTTGGTCGATCTATATTCTGCGTGGTTAAGATATTCCTTTGCTGCATCGGCAAATTTGTTTTGAGATAATAACCTCATTGTTTTTGGTCCCATATCTCCTCTAAATAGTGCGTTGATTATAGCCAGTTTTATGGTCAACGGCATACCATCAAAATTTGACATCTTGGACTTGGCGAGTTTTATTTTTTCGCGTATATCTTTTTCCAACAGGCGTTCTGCTTCACTGTCTGTTAGTCCTTTGCTAAAATCTTCACCGGGTAATAACTTATGCCCATATGCTATAGTATCTGAGCCGCCTTCTAAGCTTTTGTGCGGAAACCATTTTTTTGACTTTTTATCAAATCCGCCTTTCGGATTATTTACGCTATTTTCAAACGGCTTTATTATATTCATCGCCTTTGTAATCAGCAATCCTCCATCGCCTGTTCCTGAAAAATCAACATCTGGTCTTGTATATGGTTTACCTGCTCCATCTCCCGCTGCTTTAGCATATGATATTTGGGCTGGAGGCACTACAAACTTTACATCGCCTGGTTGTACATCGCCAATATCTTCGCGTATTATCTTATTCTTAACCAGTATATCTTTCAGTTTTATCATACTATATAAATATATAGCAATCGGCGTATCTATTCTAATATTATAATTTATACCTATCTCATTTAGGGAGCGTTGATATATTTATATAATATGGCAGACACAAGCATAAATTATACTATTGACCAAGATAAAGTAAGGTGGCCAGGCAGTGGTTCCGCTATTACTTCGGGTAGCGGATTAACGCCTTTTGGTTTTTTTGAAGGAGATACTGTATTTCAGGCCGACGCTCCCGCTTCGGCAAAATGGGCAGCAACAAGACTTGGCTATCCTATCACAGACATAGAAATGATTGATACAAATTTTTATGCATGCTTTGAAGAAGCCATTTATGAATATAGTGCACAAGTAAATCAGTTTAATATTCGCAATAATATTGGAGTATTGCAAGGTACATCAACTAGTACAAACATCACTCAAACAAATGTGGTTGGAAGTGGATTGCCATATATCATAAAAATTGCGGAAGGGTATGGAACAGAATTTGGTGTTGGAGGAAATGTTGATTGGAAAAGTGGAAGCATAAATGTAAAACAAGGTCAACAAACATATGACTTGCAAGCATTATTTGGAAATCCTAGTGAAAGTTTCAATCGCATAGAAATACGAAGAATATTCCACGAGATGAGTCCAGCGGCTGCACGTATCTATGATCCATTCAGCATGACAGGTATGAGTTATAGCAACGTGCTTAATGAAATGGGATTTGCTGGTTATTCACCCGCTACACAGTTTTTGATGACACCTATCTTTGAAGACTTGCTGCGTATGCAAGCAATTGAATTCAACGATCTTGTTCGTAAGTCGGCATGGAGTTTTGAACTCATCAATAACAAGGTGAGGTTGTTTCCTATACCGACATATGACATGAAACTTCACTTCCAATACTTATTAAAAAATGAAAGAGATGCTCAAGGTATTAGCGGCTCGGGTTCTTATTACAATGCTTCTGGTTCTGCTGTATCTTCACCTATAATTGGTGATTATAGCAATGTACCGTATAATGTTATACCGTATGCTAGCATAAACAGCGTAGGTAAACAATGGATACGCAAATACTTCTTGGCGTTGTGTAAAGAAGTGCTTGGTGCCATCAGACAAAAATATCAAACTATTCCTATACCCGGTGCCGAAGTTACTTTGGACGGTGGAGAACTTCGTCAAGAAGCATCTGCTGAAAAAGACGCCTTGGTTACTCAATTGCGAGAAAATTTGGAAGCAACGGGAAGAAAGGCCCAGATGGAATTACGAGCAGAAGAAGCTGCAAGATTACAAGAAACCTTACAAAAGGTTCCACTCGGAATTTACATCGGTTAAACTATGGGTCTAAAAGGCAGATATTTTTCACAAAGAGATCTTAACCTAATCAACTCACTAAACGGTGAGTTGATGGGAGACATTATTGAAAACTTGATACAAGTGTTCAAGATTGCTCCAAATGAAACCAAGACAAACATGTATGGCGAAACATCCGCTGAAACAGGTAAGTGGTATTTACCTGCTATTCAAATATCAGCGTTGATTGAGCGAAGCGAAATGACCGCCGAATACGATGACTTTGGTCCAACCAGAAAACAAGATCACGTATTTAAGATGCGCGAAAAAATGCTTCAACTAGTAAACTTCTATCCAGAAATTGGAGATATTATTTTGTGGAATGACCGTTACTATGAAATAGACAATGTTGTACAAGAACAATTGCTAGGCGGGCAATCCGAGAAGAGTCATAGCATAATTTGCAACGGGCATTACACAAAGATATCTTCACTAAACGTGTTAGAAAGAAACAACTAATAACATATGGCATGGCGCGGACCAACACCTAAACCAACAACCAACAAACCACCGAATAATAAAAATAGTGGTCCAGAGATGTCTAATCTCAAAAAAGAACCCGTTGGTATGTTTGGTCCCCCAGTATTTGGCCCAGAAGCAAATACCGGAAACAGAGCATATAATATTAGAAGAGACAACGACGATAGAAAAGATTTCAGCGTAAAACTTATAGACATAGATGGTACCATATTAAGTTATATGGATACTGTTATAAATCCGACGATTGTTTCTGCGGGTAGACAAATCAAGGTTCCTATCAATTATGCTTCTCCAGAACGTTGGAAGGCCATAAGAAAAGATGGGGCTTTAAGAGACAAAAATGGTCAAATACAATGTCCAGCAATCGCGTTCCGTCGCAGTACAGTTCAGCGTAACGATAATCTTACTACACTAAACAGATACTTACAGTATCCTGTAATGAAGAAATTCAGTGAAAAGAACAAATACGATAAGTTTTCATTGATGACCGGTTTTAACAAACGCAGCGAATTATATTCGGTTGCTATGCCAGATCATGTAATCATAAACTATGAATTTATTGTGTGGACAGAACTGGTAGAACAAGGAAACGAAATTGTAGAAGCAATTAATTTTTCAACCGAAGATTATTGGGGAGACAAGAACAGATACAAGTTTAGAACCAGTATCAGTGATTATAATTTTGAAACAATGGTGGACGCGGGACAAGATCGTGTAGTCAGAGCAACATTCACTGTTATGTGTTACGCATATCTACTTCCTGAAAAATACGAAAACTACAAATCGACTGTTGAGAAGGCATTTACTATACGCAAGGTTGTATTTGGTGTATCAGAGTCTGCGATAGATCTAAAGGATTTAAATGCAACGGAGTTAACCAAAAAAGCAGAAGAATTATCAAGAGGAGCATCTTCTTTTGCACCGGACATTCCCGTGGCAAGACCTCAATTTCCAGGTATTGTTCAGAACGCAAATTATGCCATAAACGCAGGTAGTTCAAATTTTGCAAACTATGCAACAACCGCAAGCTATGTTAATATATCTGGTATAGCTGGTACATTCAATAGTATAAGCATCATTGGAGGTGGAACTACTGGGTCATTTGCGACCAACATTGTGACTGGTGTAAATCCCGATTCTGGTTCAGTTGCTATTGATACAATTCCAATTGGTTCTGGAAATGCCGCAAGATGGCTTGTGTCTGTAAATGACGGCAATTTAAACTTCAAGACCACAGAAGTTGTGGCAAGTTGGAACAATTATGCGGTCAAATACAATAACACAGAAGTAAATCAAATAGGTTCTGTTCCTGTTCATATGTCTGTGTCAAACGTCGTGTCCGGTTCTGTGAGTCTCGTTGCCACACCAATTTCTGGTACTTGGACGCTAAAAATGATCAGAATGATGGTATAATACTATGGAAAATTTTCTTATAGTTCAAAATGGATTGCTGGCTAATGGTGATACTGTTGTCAGTGGAAATTTGTATATTTCTGGCAGTATTTCAGGCAGTGTTGCTGATCTGACTTCTAGTTGGGCAAGAAATGTTATTTCTTCTTCGTATGCAATAACTGCTTCGTATGCGTTAAATGCTGCTGGTGGTGGCGGAGGCACCAATGGTACCAGCGGAACATCTGGTACTAGTAATGGTACCAGCGGAACATCCGGTACTAGTGGTCAAACTGGTTCCGGTGGTAGTAGCGGTACTAGTGGTCAAACTGGTTCTGGTGGCAGCAGCGGTACCAGTGGTATGAATGGATCTTCTGGTAGTAGTGGAACATCTGGCGTAACCGGAAGTGGCGGAACGTCTGGTACCAGTGGTCAAACTGGTTCTGGCGGCAGTAGCGGTACTAGTGGTCAAACTGGTTCTGGTGGTAGTAGCGGTACTAGTGGTCAAACTGGATCTAGCGGCAGTAGTGGTACCAGTGGTGAAAATGGATCTTCTGGTAGTAGTGGAACATCTGGCGTAACCGGAAGTGGCGGAACGTCTGGTACCAGTGGTCAAACTGGTTCTGGCGGCAGTAGCGGTACTAGTGGTCAAACTGGTTCTGGTGGT